GTAAAACTTCCAGTAAAACTTCCACTTTTAATTAATTCTGTTGATAATGTTCTCAATTTTTATCCTATGTGTACATTATATAAATAGTATATATTAAATACAATTTGACAATCTTATTGTTTATAAGTTGGAACTGGTGGAAACAGTGGTAAGTTTATATTAACTGAAGTAGGTATTGTTGGCCAAACAATTGTGGTTGGATCATCTGCATTTGGTAAATCACGTAGTTGTTGTCTAAAAATTGCAAATTCAGCTTTTACTTGTGATGAAAATGGTACATCCAATAATTGTGTAAAGTCTGTTAATGATAAATACCTATCACGAATCATTCTTATTTGACTTTTTAAAATGTTTTTTCTTTGTGTTAATTCTACATCTGATAAAGATTGTAAAGTGTAACTTACACTGCAAGTTTTGTCTGTGATGTTTAATTTATTTGTTGGAACTAAACTTTGACTGATGTTATAATCTGGTTCCGCATCAAAAATAGCTTTCCAGAATCCCAAATTAGGATTTTGTTGCCAAGTCAAATCTGGTAATAATTCAGGTGAACTTTCTTCTAGAATATTAAATCCACTGGTTGGTCCAAAGGTATCAGGCAATTGCATTGGTCCTTGAATTATAAAATAATTCTGACTATCTACCTTATTAACTAAAAAATATTGATTTGTACTCATAAATTAAACGCTTATACCATATCTGTATTTGATTTTATCTTTTATTGCTAAAGCAGCAGTAGTAGATAAATATGTGTTACTATATATCGCATCACCAAAATAACATCTAGGCATATAATTATCATTCCAACCACCATATTTTCCTAAAGCAATTGGACCAGCTGTACTTAATTGTACACCACCGATTGAAGTATTACTATAGCTATTACCCGCACTATCAAATAAGTAAAAATAACCCGCGTTTGTTGAAGAACTATTTCCAACAACTGCGATATAACGTCTACCAACAACAGGTGCAATACCAAGGGTATATCCTGTACCATTTCTGCTAAACCAATAGGGTTGTGATGAACTATAGCCAGTTTGTCCTATCCACCAATCATGCGTACTACCAGCATAAGCACCAGCTATAATATCTGCACCATATGTTAAGTTTGATGCAACATATTCCCAAGCAACTATAAATGTAATTTCATTGCTGGTACTAACAGCTAAATTTACTGTTAATCCATTACCTTGTGTTGGTTGATAACCAGTGGTGTTATTCAAATAAATCATACCACCACATTTCCATGGATAATATTCGTTTGATATAGAGTATGCGGTACCAACCACACCATTTCCAGATACATCAAGAAAATTACTGGTTGATTTTTTTGGGTTGTAGCTTCTACCTTGACTTAGATTGTATCTGTAAACGCTACCACCGGCGGATGGATTGTAAGGAAACGCACTTCCATTAATATTTGCATTTTGTGCTATGGTCATAGATTATAAGTTAGTGCTAACCAATGCTTGTGCCACAACAGTTCCTATCCAAACAGGTGTACCAGCACCACCTTGATAACTGGTTAACATAAATACGTCTGCAAAACCATTTGTAGCAGTTAATGTTGGAGCCACACCATTTGCCCATATTACGCTTGTAAATGTAATTGATGCCGTACCAGCGTATTTTACAACCAACATCAAAGTATTTACAGATGGATTATTATCTCTGTTACTGTAACTTATTGTTGTTATAGTTGCACCACTTGTCATTGAAACTATGTGTACTGCTGCAGCTGCAACATTAAGTGTTAGTGTTTGATTTGTACCAGTAATACTTTGTGTAGTACTATTTTGTACAAATTTACCAGCACACTTTAGTGATCCACTAACATCTAGTAATGCGCTTGGAACCGTTGTACCTATACCAACATTTAAATTCGGATCAAAAGTCATTATTATAGCTTCACTGTTATTTGGCGCAGGATTTCCTGATCCTCTATAAAAATAAAATCTATTACTATCTGCTGCTGCTCTTGAACTCAATGACCAATAAATTCCAGTCCAACTAGTTTCATTAGCTACTGCTGTATGGCCAAATAAAACATCTGATGGATAAGATGTGCCATTAGAATCCAATCTTACTGTAGCTCTATTTGCAATTGAAAAGTCTCTTCCTATTCTTACTCCTAGAGTATCTACTTTAGCAGTAGGAAATGTTGTACCTATACCCAAATTACCATCGGCTTTTATTCTAACTAATCCAGTAGTACCTCCTGTAGCTTTTTCTACATGTAAATTTTGACTCAACACTGTAGCTCCACCTGCATAATTTATATATGCTGCACCAGCAGAAGCGCCATTATAAAAATTTAATTGATCTCCACTTTGGACTCTTACAGTATAATTTGCATCATAAGATCCAAATATTATTTCACCTCCACTGCCTGCTCTTACATCTAATTTACCAACTGGATTTGTTGTACCAATACCAACATTACCGCCCATAAATATTGCGGATGGTATTGATGTGGAACTTGTAACTTGTAATTTAGCTACTGGATTATTTGTACCAATACCCACTTTATTATTAACTACAACAAAATCGTTTTGACCATATTGTCCCGCAACAATTCTATCATCCGCAAATACTTCTAGTACAGGTAATCCAGCACTATTGTTTACACTCATCAAGCTATCACTTAAATCATCAACCACACTAAATAATGTACCACTGGTACCATCTGTTCTTAATAATGTAGCACCAGCAGTTGTGGAATTTACATGCAATGAAGCAGATGGAGATGTGGTACCAATACCTACATTTCCTCCATTCGTTATGCGCATTCTTTCAGTTTGTGAAGAAATATTTGTTGCACTTGATCTAAATATTATACCATTATAACCAGCAATATTTGCTTGTAGAGTATTACTAAAATATATACCAACACTATCATTTGATGATCCATTATAAAGTTTATAACTGTCACTTAAACTTATATTTCCATTAACTATTGATAGTTTATCTGTTACACTTGTTGTGCCTATACCTAAGTTTCCATTACTATTAATTAATGCATATACACTGGAACCACCTCTATTTCTAAAAACATGATTTGTATTATCAAAATAATTACTTGGATCACCGGCGTTACCTAAATATATTGCTATATTACCAGCAGGTTCAAATATTCTAAAATAATTAGTTGATAAATCTAAAAATCTAAGACCACCCACGCCAATTGCACCATTTACATCCAATTTAAAAGCAGGACTTGTTGTACCTATACCAACATTACCACCACCATCTGCTTTGATAGTCATGCGGGTAGTCATTGTTCCCGCTACATTTTGTCTAAAATAGATATCACCAAATACTTGACCTGAACTTGTAGGATATGTATTATCAATATATGAAGTTGCTATATTTGCATTATAAAATAAATGTAATCCGTGAGTATCAGAATTATTATAACTTATTTTAATTCCATGGTCACTTGTACTTGTATTGTTAATTCTAACAAATGGATTAGCACCATGTACATTTAACAATGAAGAAGGACCAGCAGTACCTATACCAACGTTTCCTTTGAAATAAGAAGTACCTGTGCTAGCTTCTACGCTAAACAATAAGTCTGCACCTGTACTATAAATTCCAAATTTTGGTTGTACGCCACTTCCATAGTCAGCGGCGTTTGGAATATGAACACTCAATACTCTATCTGTATAAGCTCCACCTCTACCAATAAAATAATAATTATTAGCAGATGAAGTAGTACTTTGTACATCAGGAAATCCTATACCAGCCCATTTTCCTATAGTAGAAGTGTCTGAAACTCTCAATACGGAAGAGAAAGTATTTTGTGAACCATCACCTACTATTGTTAATCTTCCATTTGGTGATGTTGTGCCTATACCAACATTACCATTAAATTTAATTCTAACTTTTTCTGATCTGACGGTGCCAGCATCTGATGTGTAGAATACAAGATCACCGGATTCAGCCCCATTCGTATTTGTTATAACATGTGCGCCTAGTCCGCCATATTCATGTTCATTACCAGCACTATCATTTAATGTAAAATATAAGTTGGAACCATTTCCAACTGTACCATCATTCATATGCAAATATAAAAGCCCATAATTCGCAGCCGTACCAGAATATCCAGATTTTCTCAGTCTAAATGGTACAGGTGTGGTAGTTCCTGTATGTTCAAATAGAGTTGTTACATCATTTCTATTACCCACATCAACATAAAATGCATTACCTGTACCACCATTGTTGTTAACCACAAATTTAGCACCAGGACTAGTTGTGCCTATACCCACGTTACCATTGCCTTTGATACGCATGGTTTCTGTTTTACCATTAATGGTTTCACTTGAACCATTTTGGAATATATGGTCTTGATATGTACCATATATCATACTATCAGATCCAGCTACAACATCACCTGTATAATTTCTGAATACTATGTAACCTCCAGTATTGTTATCCAAGAATGTTAGACCAGCATAAGTTCCATTGTCAGCGGTATTTCTAAAAGTTATATAATTGCTTGTATTAGAATCAATTAGCAAATTTGTGCCAGTTGTAACTGTTCCAGTGCCAGTTGGTGCAGAAGCACGAATATTTAATAATGCACCTGGTGCAGTTGTACCAATACCTATGTTTGCTGATGCTTGTAAACTTGCAAGTCTAAATATGCCATCCGCAGCTGGTATACCAGATGCACTATAGTCACCCCAATTTAATATACCATTTAAATTCATCCAGAGACTGTTAGAAACTCTGTTTGCCCAGTGGAAATTAATATTAGGACCATACTTATCAGCTGATTGAGCATTTCCTACCAAGTCTCTTTCTCTTATGCTTATTGGACTATTTGACCAATCTTCATTATCTGTTAAATTTGTATAAGACACCAACATTCTGGTGCTTGTACCGCCACTAAATCCTATATCTCCAACCACTTGTAACTTATTAGCCGGAGCAGTTGAACCTATACCAACATTACCACCACTTAATATTGTAAATAACGGCGTGCCGTTATGAATGTGTTGAAAAGCTTTGTTACTATCAGTATAAGTGTACAATGCGCCAGCTAGAGCGCCATTAGTGGTATCAGATGTTGTATTTTTAAGCAAATATGCATTACTCGTACCATCATCAAATCGAATATATGAAAAGGAACCACCACCATTTAAGTGTATCCATGGATTGCTAGCTTTATATATGGTAAGAGGCGCACCAGGAGTTGTAGTACCAATACCAACGTTGCCTGTACTTATGATACGCACTCTTTCAACACCATTAGTATAAAATCTTGTATTACCATGTGTGAAATTAGCATTATTTTTTGTTAATTGTCCTATTTCTAGAGATCCACCAGCTGCACCATATGTTCCAGGTGTATAATAAATTCCAGCTTGAGCATCCCAATCCCAATTTGAACCTAAAATCAAACCATTTGTAGCATTGTTACCAATCATCCACAAATTACCATCATTGTATCCCAATAAATCAAATCCGTAATATCTGACACGTTCATAACCTTGTGTCAATTTAGCTACAACAACATTGCTTGATCCAGCTCCAATTTCAAATTTAAAATTAGGAACGGTTGTGCCTATGCCAACGTTACCATTATCAAGATTAACTATTGACCCAGTAGTTATTGTTGTTGTACTGTTAAATTTAGCAACATAGTTTGTTAAACCTGTCACAGTTACACTTGTTCCACTTGATCCAGATGTGCCTGAACTGCCACTGGTTCCGCTTGATCCACTTGATCCACTTGTACCACTACTTCCACTTGTGCCTGAACTACCACTGGTTCCGCTTGATCCGCTTGTTCCGCTTGATCCACTTGTTCCGCTTGATCCGCTTGATCCAGATGTGCCTGAACTACCACTGGTTCCGCTTGATCCGCTTGTTCCGCTTGATCCACTGGTTCCACTTGATCCGCTTGATCCACTTGTTCCACTTGATCCACTGGTTCCACTTGATCCGCTTGATCCAGATGTGCCTGAACTACCACTAGTTCCGCTTGATCCACTTGTTCCACTTGATCCACTGGTTCCACTTGATCCGCTTGATCCACTTGTTCCACTTGATCCACTGGTTCCACTTGATCCGCTTGATCCAGATGTGCCTGAACTACCACTAGTTCCGCTTGATCCACTTGTTCCACTTGATCCAGATGTGCCTGCTGCGGTTGCGGTGGATTTATAAACAACACCTGTTGTATTATCTACTGTTAGATAGTATCCGGTTGCATTAGTAGTTAGACCGTCAATTTCAACTGAACCACTAACATGTAATTTAGCTGTTGGATTATTTGTGCCAATACCTACTCTATTGTTTCTTAAAACAAAGTCATTTGTACCATATTGACCCATTACAACTCTATCATCCGCAAATACTTCCAATACAGGTAAACCTGCACTGTTGTTTACACTCATCAAACTGTCACTTAAATCATCAACTACACTAAATAATGTTCCATTTGTACCATCTGTTCTCAATACAGTAGCACCTGAAGTGGTTGAGTTTACATGCAATCTAGCAGCAGTAGTAGTTGTTCCAATACCAATGTTTCCACTACTAGAAATAAACAATCTAGTAGCACTACCAGCAGTAAAAGACAATCCAACATCATTAGTTCCTAAAATAGACTGTGTACTATTTCCCCATGTAAGACTATTTCCAGAATCTATATATAAAGTACCATTATTAACATAAGCAGATCCAACTACTTGAAATTTGAATATTGGACTTGTAGTGCCTATACCAACGTTTGTACCATTATCATACACTAAACTATTAGCTATAGTGGAATTTCCTGTAAATTTACTTAAATAGTTACTAGTAGGTTGTACAGATGTAACAAATGCACCTCCACCACCTGTTGATATTGCACTTGCTGATAGTGGACCTGTAAATAATATGGTTGATGCATCAATCAACCTCATTGAATTAGTTACTTGTTCACCTTTAACTGTGAAAAAATCAATTTTACCAACTGATGGATTTATTATGATATCTGGCATATACTGTATAAATAGAACCTAAATTATATAATCAAACAGTATTTATAGACCAAATCTACCTTTTGTAGCATTGTAATTTTGTAAAACTTGAGCGGCAGATAATGCAATATTGTAGCATCTAGCTGATGCTATTCTACAACTTTGATATCTACCCAAGTGATTTCCACCAATTACTAAATTTTGACCTGACGTTGTTGTGCCTGTAATTTTTGTTTTTGATGCTCTTACTATTCCATCAACATAAATATGCATATTGGACCCGTCAACGACTCCAACCAAATGATGCCATACACTATCGCAAATACTTGATCCATAAACTGCATCGTCTGCCGTTCCTAAACTATTTCTTTGGCCGAAAAATACATTTCCAGTATCAAGAATATGTAAACTTGTGTATGGAGTAGTACCCACTGCGCCATAATTAGAAATTATAGCAGTATTGCTATTAAATCCGCCGGGAGAATTATCCCAAAACCAAGCTTCCCACGTTATTTGTGCGTTGTCTGTGTTTTGATTAAGATCAGTCTGAATATATCCATTTACACCATCAAGAATAAAATCTCCACCGTAAAGCGATGAATATGTTACTCCTCCAGTTAATGTTCCAATTTTACCATTTCCACTTACATCATAAAATGTTGTTCCTGCTCCAGCATAACTATATATATTACCAGCATCAAGATTTAATACTAATCCTTGTTGTACAATTGTATTTGCAAATTTTGACTTTTGAGCTTCGTAATTTTGAGCTATTTCTGT